CGCAAGAACAAGCGCAAGAACCAAAGGCAAATCTGCTTGGAATTTATGAGAAGCAGTTAGCTATAAACCAAAAACTTTATGGAGGAAAGTGATGAAGAAATTCAAAGACATTTTGAAGAGACAGCAAGAGATTTTATCTTTTGCAAAGGCACAGGGAAGAGACCTGACCGCAGAAGAATCCGCAGAGTTCGACAAGCTAGAGAAGGACTTAGAGAACGCAGCTTCCGAGGATGAGGACGACATGGCGAAGAGAGCATTGGATGATGAGAGAAAGCGTGTAAACGAGATTCTCGACTTATGCAAGGGGCTTGATGTTGATTCCGCTAAGTTCATTAAGGAGAATACTTCCGTTGATGAAGTAAAGTCCTTAGTGATTGAGGACTTAAAGAAGAAGAGTTCTCCTGTGTCCACAAGACAGACCATCAATGCAAGTGTAGTTGAGGACGAGGAGGATAGATTCAGAGCTATGGCTGTGGATGGAATCCTTATGCGTGGTGGTGTCCAGGTGGACAATGCGAAGGAAGGCGCAGAGAAGTTCGCGCACTCTTCCTTAAGAACTATTGCGGAGGAGTGCTTATCCCGGACAGGAGACAGCTCCTATCAGTCTGTACGCTTTATGAGTTCTGACGAGCTTTATACAGAGCTTGGCAGACAGTTTTTCAATCCTACAGCAGCATTCCCGGCAATCCTTGATTCTGTGGCTAGGAAGGCAGTAGTAGAAACCTATAAGAAAGTTCCTACTACCTTTGAAGAGTGGGTAACTATCGGCTCTAAGTCTGATTTCAAGGAGGACACAGACCATGAGTATGTAATCAATACCATGGGAGACTTTGAGGAAGTTCCGGAGTCCGGAGAACTTAAGCATGACTCTATTCAGGCAGAGCGTCTTCCCTCAAGAAAGCTTAAGACCTTCGGTAAGCAGTTCACCATGAGCAGACAGGCTTTCATTAATGATGACATTGGAATCATTACAAGGATGCCTGCTCTTTACGCTGCAAAGGCAAAGAAGACTTTGGATAAGATGGTTTATGCCGTAGTATTTAACAACGGAAAGATTTTCGATGGAAATAATCTGTTTGATGATGCAAAGCACGCTAACCATATTGCTACCGGAACAGCTCCAACAAGAGAATCTTTGCAAAATATGATTACAAAGCTTTCTCTGCAGAAGGACCAGTTCGGCGAAGCAATCTATGCTATACCGGAGTTCGTAATTATCCCAACTGGCTACCAGTTCGACCTGTATACCATTCTGAACTCTGCACTTGTGCCGGAGAATGGCACTAACGCTGCTAACCCATTGTACAAATACAAATTGAATGTTATTGAGTCTCCTGTGCTTAATGCTTTGGCAAAGGACAAGGCGTGTCCTTGGTTCTTAGTAGCCAACAAGTACACGGCCGGCTCTGTAGGAGTTGACTTCCTTAACGGAAAGAAGGAGCCTACTATCCGCAGAATGGAGACTGCAGGACAGCTTGGATTTATCTGGGATGTGTACCTTGATGCAGGAATCTATGTTAAGGACTACCGCGGAATCGTTAGAAATGACGGCGTGAAGATTGTGTAAGGAGGTAAAGGATGAAAGCAATTTATAAGCAGAAAGGTGAAAGCTTAGACTACACCAACAATGGAACAGCTACCATTGAAGCAGGAGAGCTTGTGGTAATTGAAAAGCACGTTGGCGTGGCCGGATGCCCTATCAAGGCAGGCGAGACAGGAAGCCTCCATGTAGTTGGAGTGTTTGAAGTGCCTTGCAAGGCATTAACAAGCCCTCTTAAGGTTGGGCAGGATGTGTATTTCAAGCCGACAGACGGCGTTACCACAACTGCTTCCGATACTCCATTGGGATATGTGGTTAAGGCAGCAGAGAACGGAGCAACAAGCGTACTTGTTAGAATTGGTTAAGACTATGGCTAGGGTGAAATATCCCTAGCCTATTTTTTGGAGGTGCTATGGGATTTAAGAAGTGGGCATTTAAAGACATAGCCAGTACATTCCTTAATCTTGAAGAGTTCGGCGAAACGCATTTAATCAATGGAAAGCCTATGACTGTGATTATCGACTCTAACGAAGTAGAGGAAAGAGGTAAGAAGCAGTTCGAGCATAGCAGAATTGATGGAATCTATGAGGACAATATCATTCTGTATGTTTCCAGGAAGAACATTGGTAAACAGCCTGCAAGAGGCCAAGCAATCAAGATTGATGCAAAGGAGTTCCGTGTAACGGATTCTAGGGATGAGGGAGGCGTTTACTCTATTACTTTGAGGGCTTTTAAATCATGAGCGAAAACTATAAAAAAGCTGTGGATTCTATATCTATTGAACTGGACATGGAATCCTATAACAAGATTGTCCGTGCTATGAACCAAATTACCGGGAAGAGCGCAGAGTTTATCATGGCAAGCGCCGCCAACAGGATTCTTAAGACTACTCAAAGGCAACTTGTAAAGGCTGACAAACGAGAGTACACAGGAGAGTTTGTAAAAGGTACGAAAGACCGAAGCTCTATTGAAAAAGCGAAAGTAAGTGCCGGAATAGCAAGTGCTTCCGTGAACTTTAAGTCAAGAATCACCGGAATCTCTAAGTTTTATATGTCAAGAAAGGACACTACGACTAAGTGGGATAAAGGACACGACATAAACGTTCCTGTTGCGGTTGTAGGCGGTGAAACGATTTATAGAAGAGTGGCGAAAACAAGAAATTCACCGTCCGTTCTTGTAGGGCAGATTAAAGGGCAAAGAAAGTATATTACTAAAGCCTTTAAAATGTTGATTCACAACACAAAGAAAGATGGTACTGCCGGAGGCGACCACTTATTTCTTGGATACAGAAAAGATGGAAAGGTCCGCCAAGTGTTAGGTTCTTCCGATAGGGCAAGAATCCAAAACGAGAAGGTTTTCGGCAAGGAAGAGGCTGAACTTGGAAAACGGTATCTTGATGAGTGTATGAAACGGCTTGATGCAGCCCTAGCGAAAGTGAGGTAAGAATGAAAGATTTCCCGGTAACTTCTCCATTGGGCTTGCAGATTGCACTTGTCAAGGAGCTAACATCCTTGTTCGATGGAATGCTATTCCAGAACGCCGCTGATAATGGGGAAAGCTTAACAAAGCTAGCTATCTATGAACAGGCACTTCCGATTGCAACAAAGGAAGTTAAGGCTTATGAGGACGAAACAACGGATACAACGGATTTCTATACGGATGAAGTGGAAGATTCCATCATTAAATGCCCATGGTGCAATGTGAAAATTGATAAATGGTGGCAAGACAAGGACAATCGGTGGGTTGTGAAGGTCGCTTTTATCTTCGGTATCTACAATAACGATAAATCGAATCGTGGACACAGAGAGATTATCAATCTTGTAGAGAAGGTACGGCAGAGATTCACCTTAGACCCTATGTTAGAAAGCCAGTACAGAAACAGAGGAACTTTTGATGCCGAGGTAAACGAAGAGGACACTTACCCTTATTTCTTCGGCGTTGTTGTGACAGACTTTGAACTGAAAGGAATAGAGAGAGAATGGGAGAAGTATCTGTAAAAGAGGATAAGGCTGTGGATACCACGGCAGAAGAAGTGGTAACGGCAGAAGCAAATACTCCAAGCAATGAAGAAGATAAAAAACAGAACAATAGTTCTGAAAAACAATCTTCCGAAAAGCAATATATCTATCTTGGAGAGTCAAGAAGAGGACTTCCGCACGGAACAATCTTCTTAGGGGAGCTTCCGAGCTATATCCAGGAAGAAGTAAAGATGGACAGAGCCTTTGCAGAAAGAATCCTTGTTCTGGAAGGTGATGTTATAAAACAACTTGTTGATTAAGAAGGGAGAAAGAACAAATGGCATATATGCACAGAATTAGCACTGTCGAGAATGCTACTGCCGTGAAAGCACCTGTGAAGTCTGAAAACGGCGTAAGAGTGTTTGTCGGAACAGCTCCGGTACATACCACGGCATACGGAACAGTAAACGAGCCAGTATTGGTAAACAGCTTTGAGGAAGCAGTGAAATACTTCGGATATTCCGAGGACTATGCAAAGTATACCCTTTGCGAAGCGATGGATGCTTGCTTTAAGCTCTACAACATCGCTCCGGTGGTATTTATCAATGTGTATGACCCAACAAAGGGAAAGTCTGCAGCAGCAGCTCCAAAGACTGTGAACATCACAGAAGTAGGCGTTGTGGATACTACTCTAACCAATGTAGCACTTGGAAGCGTAACCATTAAGCCGAACAATGGAGAAGAGATTCCTGCAAAGGCTTCCGAAGATTTTGAGCTTTTCTATGACACAGACGGAAAAGTTAAGCTCCGTGTAAAGAAGATTCAGTCCGGAGTAACCAGTGTAGCTCTTAAGTACACAGACGGACTTGCAGACGTAACTGCAGTATCCGCGAATGACATTATCGGCGGATATGACGTAACCACAGGAGCTACCAAGGGAATTGAAGCAATCAGAAATGTATATCCAAAGCTTGGAGTAATTCCTAGCATTTTGGCTTGTCCTAAGTTTGGTGGAGAACCATTGGTTGCTTTGGCTCTTAGTGCAAAGACAGAGGATTTAAACGGCTTGTATTCCTGTGAGTGCGTGCTTGACCTTCTGTATAAGGCACAGGCAACAAAGCTTACATCCTATGCGGATGTTGAGACAGCAAAGAAGTATCTTGGAGTAACCAATCCTCACGCAATGGCGTTTTTCCCATGTGCTAAGGTAGGTGGAAAGGTTTTCCATCTTTCTACCCTTGCTGCTTGCGCTATGGCAAAGTGCGATATGGACCATGGAGATATTCCTTACAAGTCTCCATCCAGTGAGAGTATCCCAGTATCAGCTACTTGCCTTTCTGACGGAACAGAGGTTTTTCTTGATGTTCCACAGGCAGAGCTTGTCAATGGCTTAGGCGTTGTAACGGCAATCAACGATAACGGCTTTAAGCTTTACGGAAACAACACTACAGCATATCCGAAGTCCACAGACCCAAAGGATAGATGGATTGCCTGCAGACGAATGATGAGTTGGTATAGAAACCGCTTTATTCAGACCTATAAGAATAAAGTGGATGAGCCGGCCAACTATCGTTTGTCCGAAGCTGTAGTGGATTCCGAGAACATTTTCCTTAACTCTTTAAAGGCAGCAGGCATTATTGCAGGCGGACGACTTAGCTTTGATGAAGCAGAGAATCCAAAGGAAGCAATTCTTGATGGAAAAATCGTATTCAGTACAAAGATTGCGTTCTTCACTCCGGCAGAATGGATTGTAGACCATATTGAGTTTGACCCAACTTTGATTTCTAGTGCGGTAGGAGGTAACAACTAATGGCAGGAAAAATCGGTATCAATAGTATCCCGGAGGTTTTAAACGGCTTCAATGTGTACGACCATGACGGAGGTAAGCTCATCGGTATTTCCGATAGCGTTACCCTTGCTCCGTTAAGTATGCTTACCGCCACCATTAGCGGTGCAGGCATCGGCGGTGAGTACGCTGCTCCTGTAATTGGACATACGCAGTCCATGCAGCAGGAAATTCCGTTCAGAACGCTCTATCATGACATTACTAAGTTCGTAGACCATTCCAAGGTAACAGGCGTTACATTGAGAGGTGCTATCCAGGTAACAGACCCATCTACCGGAGTGACAGACTATTCACAGGTGCGAGTGGTTGTCCGCGGAAAGACCCTTGAAATTAACCCGGGAAGTGCCAAGGTTGGAGAAGCTTTCAATGCAAGCATGAAACTTGAAGTTATCTATATGCTTGTGGAGGTAGACGGAGAAAAGCTTATTGAGCATGACAAGCTTAATGAGATTTTCGTAGTAAACAACGAGGACATCATGGATAAAGTAAGGAGATTGTGCTAATGGCTAGTACAAAGAAAACGACTAAGGCAGAGGAAAACTCTGCCTTAGATTTCAATATGGATGATTTCAAGTTTGAGTTGGAGCTTCCCATTACCTTTGAAGGAACGGAGTACAAGGAGATTTCCTTAAAAGGCCTGTGGGATTTAGACTTGCAGGGCTTAACCGAGGTTGACAGGGAATTTAAACGCTTAACTGGCGTTACCATGACAGCAAACACGCCTGTAGATACCATGTATAGCGCATTGGTTGTGGCTAAAGCCAACGGAATGCCTTATGAGTGGCTTATGAAGCTTAAGGCAAGGGATGCGATTAGGCTTAGAACATCGGTATTTACTTTTTTTTACATGAGGGCATAGAGGAAGAAGGACTTAAAAAGCTTACGGCAAAGGTGGCAATGATTACCCACACGCCGATAAGCTTTTTTTATTCCATTCCTTTAGTAAATCTCTTTGATGAAATAAAGCCCATTATTGACGGAATTAAGGAGTATAGGGATGGCAAGTAAAGAATACAAACTAGCTATACGAATCATGGGAATCATGGACGGCAGTCTAGGCAAGAGTTTAGCTCTGACAAAGAAGCAAATGCGAGATATTGCAAAGCAAGTATCAGCACCCGGCGCTCTTGGACTTGGAACGATGGAACAGCTTGCAAAAAATGAGAAAATCCTTAATGCCCCATATAATGCCATGAAAAAGATTGGCAAAGCCGGAGCTGTAGCAATGGGAACAATCTCTGCAGCGGCACTAATGGCAGGGAAAAAAGCCGTTGATGTAGGAATGGACTTTGACAAGGCTATGAGTTCTTGGAAGGGAACTGCAAAGGCTACAGAAGCGGAATTTAACATTGCAAGAGAAGCGGCCATGAAGTACGGAAGAGAAACCACAAAGACGGCTACGGAATCCGCAAATGCTTTAGAGTACATGGCTTTAGCAGGATGGAGCGTGGGAGATTCCGTAAAGGCTCTTCCGAGCGTTCTTAAGCTTTCCGAAGCTACCAACTTGGACCTTGCAAGAACTTCTGACCTTGTAACAGATTCCATGAGTGCTACAGGAGAAGTAATTGGCGAGAATGGCGAGAATTTACAAAGATTCCTTGATGTTGCGACTATGGCCAATAACAAATCCAATCAGACTGCAGAGCAACTCATGGAAGCATGGATTCAGACTGGCGGTGTCTTTAAAGGGCTTAAGGTAGATATTGAGGATAGCGCAACGGCATTA